GCTGTGATGTTGTTTAGAGATAAATCTGTTCCACCATTAGCATCTTCTCCTAAATTAGAAGAATTACTAAAGTCTAAATAATTATCTAAACTGCCTAAAGTTCCTGTAAAGGCTTTAGGTTTCCAAATACCACTATCATCATCAAACTCACCGAAGTCTGTTGGGTCTAAAGTTTGCCCATTAATATAATATGCATCAGCTATATAACCATTAAAATTTTCACCAGCATTACCGCTATAACCAATTCTAAAGTTATAACCTGGATAATTACCCCAAGCAGGACTTCCTTGATTTAGGTCTTGAGCAGTAAAAAAGAAAAAAGAAGTTTCTTGAACACCATTAACCCAAAGCCTCATCCTATTTGTATCTGTTGCTTGACTTGAATCCGCAACAACCACAATATGATACCAAGCTGAAGTGTCTCTAAAGAGTCTATTTGTTTCTAATTTTCTACCTGACCTAAACGAGTATTCAATTCTATCAGCGCTGTCAAATCTTAATATTCCAATATTTGCAAACCCAAGTATAAAAGAAGTTTTGGTTATTTCTGTTCTTTTTACCCAAACAGAAATAGTATGCTTTGTTCCACTTCCACCACTGCCAGTTGTAGCTCTTTCTAAATACTCAGAATTATCTTCTTCTAACTTCAAAGAGTTTTCAATCTCATACCCAGTAGATATGCTTCCTCTGTTTGCTGTACGCTGTAGCGTTTCCATATTAGGTTTGTGCTAGGTTTTGAACTCTACCAATTTCTTGCCAAACTGAACCATTGTATCTAAAGCTAAAGATGTCAGTTTTGTTGGCTGTAGCTGTTACAGTGGGGGCTGTACTAGCAGCAAACTCGAACACAGTATTAAATGCTACTGTGTAAACTGATCCGCCTTGTGCTATCTCTACAGAAATAATTGCACCTTCTACAGCATTAGTTGGTGCTGAGAAAGTCGTATTTTCTGTGGTTGCATGATAAGCGTTGGCTGCTGCTTGTGCATCCCAAGCTACTGCATTAGAGCTTGAGGTGATTGCAACTTGTGTAATTTTGGCTGAAGTTGATGCAGTTGCTACTGTAAAGACTCCAGTTGATGCTGAAGATCCACCAATCGGTGTACCATCAATTGCACCACCATTAACATCAATGGTTGTAAAACTTGCTGATCCAGTTGAAGTTAAAGTACCACCAACTGTTAAAGTTTTACCAGAGCCAACATTGAGGCCCACACTTGTTCCGTTTCCTGCATCTGCAAAAAGACCATCCAGAGTATCGAGGTCGGTGTTTAATTTTCCGCCCCAGGTATCAGTAGATGCACCGACTTCGGGTTTTGTTAAGTTTAAATTCGTTGTAAATGTATCTGCCATATTGTTATGCCGCTTGTTCTTTTGTTAATTGAGTCCATGTCGTGTCAGGATTCTGTATCACTTCCCATTTTAGACCACCACTTGCTGAAAATCCACTTCTTTCTTGACCAATGCCGCCTGTTACCTTACCTCTATCGATTTGTCTACCAATGGCTGTAAAGTCTGATATCTCTGCACCAGTTGCGTGTGCTGCTATGGTGTATCGACCTGCACCTGTCATGGATGAGGTTTGTGCAATGGTTGCCGAACCTCTATCGATTTGTTTACCTATAGCACTCATGCCAGAGGTTTGTGCTATGGTGCTTGAACCAAGATGGACTCTATGGCCCACACTGGTCATGCTACTGGTTTGTGCTAGGGTTGCAGAGCCACGATCTACTTGAGTACCAATTGCAGACATACCAGATGTCTGAGCAATGGTTGCAACACCACGATCAAGCTGTCTGCCTATCGCAGACGCACTTGATGTCTGTGCTATTGTTGCAGATGCAACTTGATACTGCGGAGTGCCATAAGCGGCAATTCCGTAGTTATATGAGCCATAGCCTACTGAGGCCATGGTATTAAGCTAATGTGATGTCTAAATCACCAGCATCAAATCTAAATACATCACCGCTTGTCACAACCTTAGATGTATCTAAGTTTGCATAGGCAAGTAAATTGCCACTGGTTAATGCATCTAAAATACCTACTGCAACTACAGTTCCGTAATCGGCTGTAGCTGTTGGGTATTCAACTGCTGCTGCGTTTGTCGCTGTTGTAGGGGATGTGCCTGAGACATTAAAAGTAGAGGTTTGTCTTGCATAAGCTCCACCTGTTACTTCAGTACCACCGCCAGTATCATCAGGTGCTACTGTATACAAAGCAACATACAATGTTGATGGTGCTGTATAAGCAGTACCGCCAAATACATGGTCAAGTACCTTGTCTTCTAAATAATCACTAAATCCAGCCATTTTCTATACTCCTAGTTATTACCAAAATAATAAATATCTTTTCTGCGTTTTCCGTAAGTTCTTCTTCTTTGCATTAAAGAACCTTTAGAGAACTCAGCTTTTTCTTGCTCTAGTCTCATTTCTTCTAGAGCTTTCTCGAACTGTGCTGTAAATAGTGGCACTCGTTCATCTTCCATTAAATAGATAGAAGCGTGTTTTAATGATCCATAAAGGTAAGCATCTGGATATCCTGTGGATAAAAAGTTACTCGTATTAGAATCGCTTAACGCATCTATCTTTCCGTAGTAGGTTAATTGTACTGTATAACTTCCGTCTGGGGTAGGTGCAAATTCAATTGAATCATCTACCAATGCAAAATAAATAGGTTGCCCTGTTACATTGTCATTAGACTTTCTATAAACATCCATAGATTCAATGGATTGTTGAAACAAAGGTGAAAAATCACCGCTATCAATTTGTAAGTTTATGGCTTCTAACCAATCAGTTGGTACTGCAAGATATTGACCTGTAAGAGTTGCAGTGGCTCTTTTAATCATGCCTTTAACTCTTAATCTGCGGTTAAATTCTGCTTCTGTGCTATCTATAAATGAATCAATTACATCTGTTAAATCTGAACGATTTAAGTAACTTGCGATATTAGATTTTAATTCTGCGTATGTCATAGTTTACCCTGCCATGTCCTAAAGACTTTATTGTCTGATTTGTTTAACCATCTTCTCCATGCACTCATATCATTTGCCCATCCTTCTCGACAAGCTCTTTGATATACAACCAATGGCACTTCTGCCACATGACGAAGATCTTTACCTGGCTTAACATTCTCTGCAATGTTTTTACAATGTTCGATTACTGGACTTACATCTTGAGTGGTATGAAATATATCTTTACCACCTTCAGTAATAAACTCGTTAGTAAAACCAGTCTTATGATCTATAACAG